AAAGTTATAGATGCAGAGTTTGATGTGGACATTGTAGCTAAAGACTTAGAGAAAGTAATTAACAAACATATCAAAAGAAAGACTCACGGATTTGACATTGCGTGTGCCTTGGCAGATGTATCAGTGCAATTCATACACGATACTGCACCTTCAGTTGCGTCTGCTCAACATATAATATTAACTGCATTGCAACAACCATTGCAAGAACAAATAGAGTACGAGAAAGGAGAGTTGGAAGATGACTAAAAAGAAATTAGTATATCCTAACGAGGGATACAGTAGTAGTGGTAGTGATGCTGACTATGAACAACCTACAGATGAGTTAAATAGAACAATGACTGAACCTAAAACATTTAAAGAGTTTATCAGATGGTTAGAAGTATACTCACCAGTTGACTGGGAAGAGATGCAACGATTTGAAGACGAAGCAGGTGCATCAGTATGGATTAGGTTTGATTTAGATAAGGAGGAAGATGATGAGTAAATGTCAAGAATGTAAATGCAATTCTGATACTACATCTAGTACTGAGTTTAATAAGAACTTATGTGATGATTGTTACACAGAATATAGAGTAACCATACAGCATATGTTTGGACTAAAAGATTTATATGATGTAGATGATTTATTAAGATATGGACTAAAAGATGTATATGTAGATAATTTATTAAGGAGAGTGAGTGATGAGTAAACCTATAATAAAAACTGTTTATTATTTTTTAGAAAATAATGAACTAAATGAATTAGAAGTTGAGTCTGTTCTATCTGTTGATGGTAGAAAAGAAATAACATTTAAGAAAATTAACACAGATGAAGGAGGTAACTAATGCCAGTATTAGTACAATATAAAATCATTGATGGTTTCAATGAGTACAATGACTATCTCATACATCAAGATGACATTGATGTGACTGATGAAGAGAACCTAATCATAGATTTGGTTGGGGGAGATAGAGAAGATGAAGGAGATTATAGAACAATAGAAGTTGTGTATGCCAAAAGCATAGGTATAAAACACGCAGAGTTTTTGCAGGAATGTTTTATAGCTTTCCCTTTTGGTGGTAAAGAATGGCTACGACAGTTAGCTATCAAACAGTATGATGAAGAAAACTGTTTAACTGTAAAAGAAAGGAGTGAGTGATGAAAGTAAAAGATGAGATAAAAGAAATAGGTTTTAATGATAGCTATTACTCTGAAGGATTTAAAGAGGGAATACCTATTATTAATTCTTTATTAAAAAAGTATGGACTAAAAATACATACAAGGTTTATAGATGCTATCTCAGAACCTGAGTATAGGTGGCATATAAAAATAGAAAGGAGTGAGTGATGAAAGTTAAAGAACTTATAGAACAATTACAAAAGTGTAATCCAGAGTTATATGTTTATATTTTTAAAGATGATAACATATTTCATATCCATAGTATTGATGCATCTATGGACGATAGGATTGATATTAATGTAGAAGAGGAGAGTTGCTAATGAAAATATGGGACGATTATGATGACTGTATAATAGGTGTAGGTACACGCAGTGGTATGATGGATGTATTCATCTATGATAAGCACAGAATGATAACCAAACTGGTTAAAAGGGACGATATGTCTTATGATGAAGCTAGAGAATTTGTAGACTTTAACATTGAAGGTGGTTATATAGGTGAAGACACACCAATACTTGTTAATCTTATGTCACGAGAAGAGATACAAGACTATATGGAGATGTATGATGATGAAGAAACCTAATTACGAATTACTCATAGGTTATGTGGTGCTTACAACCATAATTTATTTAGTTCTAACTGCTGAAGCTAAGAGTTGGAGTTATAAATGGACTGGTAAAGGTAAACTTTATGACCAAAGAAACCAATATTTTGTGACTTGCAGATTAACAAAGGAAAAAATAGTTGAACCATTCTTTGGTGAAGACTCTGTTAAATGCTACTATACTTGTACTGATAAAGAAAAAATGGTTATCACTACACATAGTGGCTATGCTTGTGAGAAACAAATAACAACACCAAGAGGTGACAAAAGAGATTGGAGAGGAAGATAGTCTGTTGTATAATTACAACAAATAGTGTCAGTAATTTGACAAATGCATTTTTAATTTGACAAGGTATTTTAAAAATGTGTATAATTGTTTTTAAAGGAACGACATAATGATGATTAAGTATACTATAATTGGAAACAAAGAAATAAATAATAAAGATTGTTGTAAACAATTAAATGAAATATTTAATGATGTCTTCTTTAAACAGTTAGATAAATTATTAGATGAAGAAAAGGAGTTTGATGATAAAAAAAGAAATGTACGAAAGAGAAATAAAAGAACTAAATAAACAACTCTATAATTCTTATAAAAGAATTAAAGAACTTAATGACAAAGATAAGAAAGGAGATAAATGATGTCACAAAAATTAAACTATTACGATAATAAATACTTTAGTGAAAAAGAATTACAATGTCCTACTTCAAAGGATATAGTTTTAGCTGAAGGATTTTTAAATTGTCTTATAAATTTAAGAGAGAATGTTGGAGAACCATTACAGATAACTTCTTGTTGTCGTTCAGCAGAACATAATGACTGGTTAAAAAGTCGTGGCTATCCTGCAAGTCCTAACTCATTCCATAAAATTGGTAATGATAAATGGGACACAGATACTTGTGCAGTTGATATTGCCATACCTAATTCAGTCTTCAGAAAGGACTTAATTAAAAGAGCAATAGACTTAGGTTGGACTGTAGGTGTAGCAAGAACATTCATACACCTTGATAGAAGAATAGATTACACACCATTACCACAAGTTGTTTATGTCTACTAAAGTTGAAAGAACATTATGGTTTACATTACAAATCCTATTTGGATTTATGATGGGTATATTTTTATTTACAATATTATATTTTATAGGAGATTATTTTAATGGGAGTTGAAACATTAATACTTGGTATAGTATTTAACATCTATACCCTTGATAACTTTGACTTTTTTCACCAACGTGCAAACAATAATAAGACTATGACTTGTGTGTGGGAGTACGTTGGTAAGAAAAAACCAGAGCCACAGAACCCAAGCCTCACACTCTTGGGTAATGTATATTATAAACAGAAGTGTGTAAGAAAGGAACTAGATAAATGATAAAAGAAATGTTTGCATTGTATTTAACTTTTGCTTCACCAGTTGGTGAGGTAGAACTATTCGTTAGAGAATTACCTAACTGTGATAATGCTGAAGAGATAGCTGAAGAAGAATATCTTAAAAGAGATATTGATAGAAGTAAACTTAGCTCATCAGGATATATGTGTATTGGAGTGGAGCATCATATGATAAGACAGAAACTTATTAAAGGTGTGCCAGTTGAACCTAAGTACGTACCAGTGCAGGAAAGAAAATGTGTAGTACCAATGCCAATAGAGGTTAGATAATATGTTTACATATTTTTTAGTAACTGTATGGATAGAATACAATAATAAAATTTATCAAAAAGTTTTACCTAGGTTATATGATAACTGTGAGAAAACTGTAATGAAAATTTATGAGGAAACAAAACCACCTTATAAAGTAAAGGCAGTTAGGTGTGATACACCAAAAGAGTTTGGTGATAAAAGAAAGGATAAAGAATATGGACACGTCTATAAAAAATTACGATAATGTGAACAACCCAAGACACTATAACAAAGATGGCATTGAATGTATTGATGGTATCAAAGCATCAATGTCAGACAAAGAATTTGTTGGTTACTTGAAAGCAAATGTTATAAAGTATCTTTGGAGGTATGATTATAAAGGAAAACCTTTGGAAGATTTAAAAAAAGCACAATGGTATCTTGACAAACTTATAAATATAATTCATAATGAGGACTTAAAATCAAGACAAATAATAATGGAAGGTTTTAAGGAAGGAGTAAATGATGATAACTAAATTTAAAACACACGAAGAAATACCAACATCTCTTGTAGATAATATATTAACTATGACTGGTGAAACAAATATTAAACAAGTTTCCTTGGAAGACATCAATGGATTTGTTGAACTAATGGAAGGAGTTGATAGTGGAATTAAAGAAGTTAACAATAAAGGAACGTGAAGAAGTAGTTATGGCTATCCATAAAATAATTATGGAGTTAATAATTAAATATGATTCACCTGAAACTGTGTACCTAATGGCTAGAGTGCTATCTATTACAGCTATAACCAAAGCTGAAAAAGATTACTATGGTTTTCTTACAATGCAAAACGCATTAAATGATACTGCTCAAGAACTTATAGCATTAGGTATGGGAGAAGAACCAACTGAAGGTGATGAAATCTTTGAGTTTATGTACGATAAAAATGATAATGACAAATTACACTAGGGGTTTAAATGTTAAAGATGGAAAGTAAATTTTTAAAACACGAAGCATGTCCAAAATGTGGGAGTAAAAATAATTTAGCACGATACACGGATGGTCATGCTCATTGCTTTACACCTGACTGTGGGTACTATGAAAAAGCTGAAGGAGTAGCAACACCAATGAACAATACCATGAATAACGATTTATATGTTGGTCAAACAACATCATTAAAAGATAGAGGTATATCCCAGGAAACTGCCAGTAAGTATGGAGTAACAACTCTGACTACTAATGGTATGATAACTAAGCACGTTTATCCTTATTATAGTGCAGATAAAAAACACGTAGCAAATAAGATAAGAACTTTACCAAAAGAATTTACTGCTCAAGGTAACTTTGGATTGTCACAATTATTTGGTCAACAGTTATTTAGTGGTGGTCAAAAGTACATTACCATATGCGAGGGTGAGTGTGATGCTATGTCTGCCTATGAAATAATGGGTTCTAAGTGGGCATCAGTATCAATTAAGAATGGAGTTCAGTCAGCAGTTAGAGATTGTAAACAGAACTTTGAATACCTAGATAGTTTTGAAAATATAATTATTTGTTTTGACAATGACGATATAGGTAAAGCAACTGCAAATAAAGTAGCAGAAATATTTTCACCTAACAAATGTAAGATTGTTAATATGGAATTAAAAGATGCTAATGAATATCTCAGGGCAGGACAAAGACAAAAGTTTGTTCAGTGTTGGTGGAATGCAAAGTCACATACACCTGAAGGTATACTTAGAGTATCAGATATAAGAGACAATCTTTGGAAAAAGAAAGATAGAAAGACTTGTCCTTATCCTTTTGATGGACTAAATGAAAAGCTTTATGGTGCAAGGACTGGAGAACTTGTAACGATTACTTCAGGAACAGGTATGGGTAAGTCATCATTCATGCGAGAACTAGTCTACCACTTTTGGAAAACAACTCAAGATAATATTGGACTAATATTTCTTGAAGAAGATGCAGAAAGAACTTTACAAGGTGTGTTAGGTATACATACCAATAAACAATTACATCTTGATGAGGTATGGGAAAAAGAAAACATTGAAGACTTAAACAAAGTTGTTGATGAGTTTGATAGTGATAGATTAACTATCTATAATAATTCATTTGGTTCTCTGAGTGACGAACAAATTATGTCTCGTATACGTTTTATGGCTAAAGGATGTGATTGTAAATGGATATTTATTGACCATCTTAGTTTGATTATGTCAGCTCGTGAAGATAATAATGAGAGAAAAGCAATTGATTTATTAATGACTAAACTCAGAGGTCTTTGTCACGAAACAAAAGTAGGAATGTTTTTAGTTTCACATTTAAGAAGACTTGATAATGATAAAGGTCATGAAGAAGGTAAGCAAGTTTCTCTTTCTCATTTGAGAGGTTCACATGCTATTGCTCAGTTATCTGATGCAGTTATTGGTATGGAAAGAAACCAACAAGAAGAAGATGAGGTATCAGCTAACACTTCAGTTATTAGAGTATTAAAAAATAGGTACGCAGGTATTACTGGTATTGCTTCCTATCTTTTATGGTCAAAAGAAAATGGTCGCATGACTGAAATAGAAAACCCTTTCAAGGAAAAAGATAATGGCAATGAAACCAACTAAAGATAATAGAAAAAAGTTTGACCTTGACTTAGCTTATGGTCAAGTCAGAGAAGATGCCATAAAGGATATGCTTCAGGATAAAAAGATTGAGGTAAAATCTGAACGTGATGTATGGCAAAAGACTGGTAACATTGCAATTGAATATGAAAGTTATGGTAAACCTTCAGGTATTAATGCAACTGAAGCTGACTACTGGTTTCATAATCTTTGTGTGGGTGAAGATGTTTATGCCACATTAGTATTTAAAACTGACACTCTAAAAAAGATTATTAATTCTTTAGATAGAAAAGTTTCAGTAAGTGGTGGAGACCATAATGCTTCAAAGATGTACCTAATTAATTTACAAAAACTATTTGCCATACAAACAATAAAAGATTATATTCAAATTAAATGAGAGTAATACTAGACATTGAAACTGATTCACTTGATGCAAAAAATATTCATTGTGTTGTTGCTAAGAATATTGATGAAAATAAAACCTATTCATTTGTAGGTCAAGATTGTTATACCAAACTACCCAACTTTATTAACAATCATTGCAAAGAAATTATAATGCATAATGGTGTTTCATTTGATGCACCAGTTCTAAACAGATTACTCAATACAAAAATAACTATTGGACAAATAACTGATACATTAATCATGTCACAGTTGTACAATCCTGAAAGAGATAAAGGTCATTCACTTGATTCCTGGGGTGAACGTATTGGTTTAAATAAAATTGAGTTCAATAACTTCTCACAATTTAGTCAAGAGATGTTAACGTATTGTAAAAGAGATGTTGATGTAACTCACCAAGTTTATAAAAGATTAATTGTTGAAGGTAAAAACTTTTCTAAAAAATCTTTAAGACTTGAACATGATATACGTTCAATTATAACTAAACAAGAGAACAATGGTTTTTATTTAGACCAACAGAAAGCTAGTGGTCTACATGCAATGCTTGAAGATAAAGCTGAACAGTTAGAAAAAGAAGTACATAAAACTTTTCCACCATTAAAGATTGAAGAACAGTTTATACCTAAAGTAAATAATAAGTCTCGTGGTTATGTTAAAGGTGTACCTTTTACTAAAGTTAGTCATCAAGAATTTAATCTTGCATCTCGCAAACAAATAGCTGAAAGACTTATGAAGCTAGGTTGGAAACCAAATAAGTTTACTGATAAGGGTTCACCTATTGTAGATGAAGGTGTCCTATCTAAGATAAAAGATATAGCTGAAGCTAAACTTATATCTGAATATTTATTATTAAAGAAAAGAACTTCTCAAATAACATCTTGGTTAGATGTTGTGAATGATAAAACAAGTAGAGTGCATGGTAGAGTTTTAACTTTACGTTGTGTGTCAGGTAGAATGAGTCACCACTCTCCAAACATGGCTCAAGTTCCTGCAGTTTATTCACCTTATGGTAAAGAGTGTAGAGAAGTATGGACTACAGACAAACCTAATACTCACGTTATCTTTGGTACTGATGCTTCAGGACTAGAGTTAAGAATGTTAGCACATTATATTGATACACCTGAGTACACAAATGAAATATTAAATGGAGATATTCATACAAGAAATATGAACATGGCAGGACTTACAAATAGAGACCAAGCTAAAACTTTTATATATGCCTTTTTATTTGGAGCAGGTGCAAAGAAGATTGGTCAAATAGTTGGTTCAAAAGATATGGCAGTAGGTAAAAAACTTATTGATAAATTTTTATCTGAACTACCTAAATTAAAAAACTTTAGAAACCAAGTAGAAGAAGCCTCAACTATGGGTAAGGTAAGAGGTTTAGATGGTAGATTATTTAATGTACGTTCACCACATAAAGCAGTTAATACAATTGTTCAAGGTGCAGGAGCAATAGCTTGTAAAGTTTGGTTAAGACAAATGATAAACTTAATAAATAAATCAGGTATTGATTCTAAACTTGTAGCTTCAATACATGATGAGTATCAGTTTGAAGTACACAAAAAAGATGTAGAAGAAATGGGTAGGATTGTAAAGACTGCTATTCAAAATACTACTGAAGAGTTAACCCTGAAATGCCCACTGGACGCAGAGTTCAAGACTGGTTTAAGTTGGGCAGATACACACTAATTGAAAGGAGAAATAAATGTAAAAAGTTCTTGACAATATTACCATAATGAAATATAATTAGTATTTAAAATAAGTCATATTCAAATGACAATTATGAAAGGAGTACGAAAATGACTGTAATAAATGGAAAATCTTATTGGGCACAAGTTGTAGCACCTAGCACTAAGTTTGATGAAGGTGGAGTGTACAGTATAGATGTATCAGTTGATGCTGAAAATAAAAAGAAAGCTGAAGCTGATGGACTGTCTGTTAAAAACAAAGCAGATGAAAGAGGAGACTTTGTTACTATTAAGAGAAAAGCTACTCGCAAAGATGGTACTCAAAATAGAGCACCTGAAATCAAGGACAATATGAAACGTCCTTTGGAAGGGGTTCTTATTGGTAATGGGTCTAACGTAAATGTTCTTTATAGAATGTACGATTGGAAGTGGGGAGGTAACTCAGGTAAGAGTGCTGAACTACAAGCCATTCAAGTTGTTGACTTAGTACCTTATGTTGACAAAGAAGTTGACGAAGCTTTCCAGGAAATACCTAAAGAAGGCGAAGAGTCTAATGACTTTGCTACAAACGTAGCCTAACAATAAATAAATAGAGGGGGACGTGGCTAATAACTACGTCCCCTTTTTTGTCTAATGAAAAAAATTGATACTCTAGTTAAAGACATGTACGATACTATCTCTGAAGGTAAACAACCATCAATGAAAGATGTTGAATCATTCGCAGAAAATATAAAAATAAATATCATGTCGTTATTTGACAAATATTCTGAGAATAATAATTTAAGAATGTCTCAGATTGGTAAACCTGATAGACAGGTCTGGTATCAATCAAGAGATATAAAAAAAGAAAAGCTACCTGCTTGGGCAAAGATAAAGTTTGCTTATGGTTATATGCTTGAAGAATTACTTTTACTTCTTGCAAAAACTGCAGGACATGAAGTTAAGAATGAACAAAAAGAATTAGAGATTGAAGGGGTATTAGGACATCAAGATTGTGAGATTGATGGTGTGATTACAGATTGTAAATCTGCTAGTGCTTATTCATTTAAAAAGTTTTCTAATCGTTCATTATTAAAAGATGACCCTTTTGGTTACATACCTCAACTCTCAGCTTATGCTGAAGCACAGGGTAAAGAAGGTGGTGCTTTTCTTGCTATAGATAAACAAAGTGGCAGGATATGTCTTATGCCTGTCCATCAAATGGAGATGATAAATGCGAAAGATAGGGTCTTACATCTTAAAAATGTTGTCGCAAGTGATACAGTTCCTAGCAAGTGTTATGACGATATTGCAGATGGTGTTAGTGGTAATCGTAAACTTGACGTTGGCTGTTCCTACTGTGCTTATAAAGTTGATTGTTGGAAGGATGCTAATGGTGGGAAAGGACTTAGAAAATTTGTCTATTCAAATGGACCAAGATACTTAACTACAGTAGCTAGAACACCTGATGTACAAGAGGTGGCAGTAGATGACATTGGTTAGTTTATTTGAATTACTAGCTGCGATTAGTGCAGTGATTACTGTATGGGTGTATGGTAATAAAGATAACTATGCACCTTTATATGGCATGGTTTCAAATTCAATATGGATTACGTGGTCAGTATTATCTGACAGTTATTATATGTTAATTATGTGTGTAGTATTTACGTGTCTACACATAAGAAACTATTTTCATATGAGGAATATTAAATGAAGTTTAGAAGTGGTTCAGAAGAAAAGGTTTATAAATTTTTTAAAGATAAAAAAATAAAAGTTAAATATGAGCCTAGTAAATATAGTTATGAATGGTTTGAAAATAAAACCTATTGTCCTGATTTCTTACTACCTAATGGTTCTTACATAGAAGTCAAAGGTAGATTAACAATTGAAATGAGAAAGAAACATTTGTTTTTTAGAAAGTCTAATCCTAATATTATAATTAGATTTGCTTTTGATAATCCAAATAAAAAGTTAAACAAAGGTGGTACTATGACCTATGCAGGATGGTGTGATAAACATAACTTTGAATACTGTAAGATAAATGATGGTATTCCCAAACAATGGTATAATGCAAAAAGACTATGAAGATTTTTTACAACAGACAGAAACTAATTTTATCAGCTCAACAAGTGCTGAGAGGAGTCTATTTCTTGCAGTTATTTTACAAGCATTACTTGATGCTACACAAAAAGATACAAGAGATTTGGAAAGTTCAAAGTATAAACGTGAAGCTATACTATGGTTCACTTCAAACTTTGGGGAAACTAAAAAAGATTTTGAATACATATGTTATTCAGCTAAGATTAATCCTACGTATATGCGAAAGGTAGCTATGGATATATTGTCTTCAAAAAAAACTAACTTTATTCGCACACATATAAATGCTATATTGACAGATAAAGATAGTTATGATAGAGTAAAAAATAATAAAAATAGAAAGGGGAATTAATTATGTTACCAACTGAATACCAAAACTATATTGCCATCTCTCGTTATGCTAGATGGATTGAGAAAGAAAACAGAAGAGAAACATGGAGTGAAACTGTTGAACGATACGTTAGTTATATGCAAGGACGTTATGAGAAACTAACAAATAAAAAATTAGATAAGAAGGAAAGAGATAGATGGGTTGATGCTATTACTACATTAAAAGTTATGCCTTCAATGAGAGCCTTAATGACTGCAGGAGCTGCACTTGATAAAGATAATGTTGCAGGATTTAATTGTTCTTATGTTGCTATTGATAATGTAAGAACCTTTGATGAAATAATGTATATACTTATGTGTGGTACTGGTGTAGGGTTTAGTGTTGAAAGACAATATGTTGATAAACTTCCTGAGATTGCAGAGAAGTTTCATACAACTGAAACAGTTATTAAAGTTAGAGATAGTAAAATAGGTTGGGCAAAATCTTATAGAGAACTTATTGCTATGCTTTATGCAGGACAGATACCACAATTTGATGTGTCCCTTGTCAGACCTGCAGGTGCTAAACTAAAAACATTTGGTGGACGTGCTAGTGGTCCTGACCCATTGAGAGATTTATTTAAATTTAGTATTGAGACATTTAGAAAAGCTAGTGGTAGAAAATTAAATAGTATTGAGTGTCATGATATTGTATGTAAGATTGCAGACGTAGTTGTTTGTGGTGGTGTAAGACGTTCAGCTTTAATTAGTCTTTCTAATCTTTCAGACATTAGAATGAGAGATGCAAAGACTGGTCAATGGTGGGACAATAATCCACAAAGAAGTTATGCTAATAACTCTGTAGCTTATACTGAGAAGCCTGACATAGGTACATTCATGAAGGAGTGGGTATCTCTTTATGATTCTAAATCAGGAGAACGTGGTATCTTTAATAGAGTTGCATCACAAAAGATGGCAACACGTTCAGGTAGAAGAGAGGGTGACTTTGATTTTGGAACTAATCCATGTTCAGAAATAGTATTACGAAATAAACAATTCTGTAATTTATCTGAAGTGGTTGTGAGACCTGATGATACTGAAGAAACTTTAAAAGAAAAGGTAGAGATAGCTACAATCTTTGGTACACTTCAATCAACTCTTTCAGACTTTAGATATCTAACTAAACAATGGAAAGATAATACTGAAGAAGAAAGATTACTAGGTGTATCATTAACTGGTATTATGGACCACGAAGTTTTATCAGGTAATATATTTAATGAACAAGTTTTAAAAGATATGTTAATTAATTTAAAAGAACATTCAATTAAAACAAATAAGAAGTGGGCAGAAATGCTAGGAGTTAATCAAGCTACTGCTATTACTTGTGTGAAACCTTCAGGAACTGTATCACAATTAGTTGATTCAGCTTCAGGTATTCACCCACGTTATTCACCTTACTACCTTAGAACTGTAAGGGCAGATAAGAAAGACCCCTTGTGTGACATGATGTTAGACAAAGGTTTCTATGGTGAAGATGACGTAATGAAACCTCATGATACAAAAGTTATTTACTTTCCTATGAAGTCTCCAACGAGTTCAATTATGAGAGATGCTAAATCTGCTATTGAACAACTAGAGATATGGAAAACATATCAACTACATTGGTGTGAACATAAACCTTCAATTACAGTTTATGTAAAAGAAGAAGAATGGTTACAAGTAGGTGCATGGGTTTATGAAAACTTTGACGTGATGAGTGGTGTTTCATTCCTACCTCACTCTGAACACTCATATAAACAAGCACCTTATCAAGAGGTTGATAAGAATACATATGAAGAATGGTTAGCTAAGACTCCTAAGAATATTAACTGGATGGACTTAACTAACTATGAGAAAGAAGATACAACTACTTCTTCAAAAGAACTTGCATGTACTGCAGGTGCATGTGAGATAATTTAAAAAGTATTTGACTTTAATAATTAAAAGGAGTACAATTATATAATGTATATAAATGCAAGAACAACACACGAGGAAAAAACAATTCATCCTTTACCTAAAGAGAAAACTAATTTTGTTTTCATAGGGTATGACTCTCGTGAAGATATAGCTTATAGAGTTTGTGAAAATTCATTAGCTAGACATAGCTCAAGACCTTTAACAATTATTGATTTAAATGTTAGTCATTTAAGAAATAGTGGTCATTTTACTAGAGAGTGGAGAGAAGATAACGAAGGACAAAAATATGATGTGCTAGATGACAAACCTTTTTCAACAGAGTTTAGTCACACAAGATTTCTATGTCCCCACCTAGCTAAAATAAATAAGATGAAAAATTGGGTTATGTTTTGTGATTGTGATTTTTTATTTATTAGAGATGTAGATAAACTATTTAAATTTGTAGAGGAAAATCATTCTGATAAAGCTGTTGCTTGTGTTAAGTTTGATTGGCAACCTACTGAAGATACTAAGATGGATAATCAAAAACAACTTGGTTATGATAAGAAGTTATGGTCTTCACTTATGTTGTTTAATATGAAACATAAAGATGTAAAAAATTTGACAAGTGATAAAGTAAATACTATGAAAGGTTTAGACCTACATCAATTTAAATGGACAAGTGATGACCAGATAGGAGAGATACCTGCTAGTTGGAATCATATTCCTGATGTCTCAACATTAAATGAAAGTCCTAATGCTATACATTTTTCTCTTGGTGGTCCTTGGTTTGGTGGTAAGTTTGAGACTATGCAATTTGCACAAGACTGGGAAGATGAAAAACTATTATATAGAAATACTATAAGTGAAACAAGACCTACAAAGATGGTAACTTATTAATATGAGTAAAGACGCAATAAATATCGTTACGTCCTTTAATCCTAAAGGATGGGAAACTTATGCAAAGAAAATGATTGACTCAGCTATAAAATATATGGCTGACGATTTACATTTAACTGCCTACTATCATGACTTTACTGATGAGCAGGTAAAAGAGTTTCCTAAAACAGACAAGATAACATTTAGAAATCTTAATAAGGTAGATGAAATGATTACCTATCGTGAAGAAATGAAACTTCATGATGGTACTGAAGCTGGTAAAATGCCTTATAACTGGAGATTAGATGCCATTAAATGGTGTCACAAAGTGTATGCTCTGACTGACTTCTCCTTCAAGTTGGTAGAAAAGAGTGTACAAGTAGGGTGGGTAGTTTGGTTAGATGCTGACATTATCCTTAGAAAGCCTGTTAATAAACAAGACTTGTTTGGAATCATTCCCCTAGGTTCTGAACTCGTCCACTTAGGTAGGAAGGATGTGGACTATAGTGAAACATCTTTCATGGCTTTTAATCTTAACACTATCCCACCCCTTGATTTACTAGGAGATATGAGAGGTCTTTACAATAGTCACGAAGTTCTTTCATATAGAGAATGGCATGATGGATTTATCTTTGAAAGATTATTTAATATCTATGGTGCACATGGTTTAAAAAAACATAGTTTAACACCAGACGTGAGAGGTTTAGATGCGTTTAATAATTCACCTTTGGCAGATTACTTTGAACACTTTAAGGGTAATAGGAAGGACTTGTTATCTGATAAGACCACACCTGATGTCGTTGGTCCAAAGAGGTACAAACAATTGGCAGATGTCATCAGACATTACAAGTTTTCAAGAATACTGGAGACAGGTACATGGAATGGTGGTCGTGCTATTGAAATGGCACTGGCAGCTTTTGACAACGTAGATAAAGTTTACTACGAAGGTTATGATTTATTTGAAGATGCAGATGAATTTACTGATGCAACTGAAATGAATACTAAACCACATAATCTTTATAAAGCAGTTAGTAATAGACTAAAAGAATTTAAAACTTTTGTTAAAGAAAAAATGAACAAAGACTTTGAATTTAAATTAGTTAAAGGTGATACTAAAGTAACACTAACGCAACAAAAGAATTTTGATATAGCTTATCTTGATGGTGGACATAGCTTTGATACTGTTCAACACGATTATAATATGACAAAAGATTTACCTGTTGTCGTGTTTGATGATTACTTTACTAAGGATGAAAAAGGAAAGGAAGTTATTGATGAACATAAAGGAACGAATAAAGTATTTGATGCCCTTGATAAAAAGATACGCAGGAAAGTTCTTCCATCTAGTGACCCAGTGGCAGGTGGTGGTGTTACTCATCTTGCTGTCGTTCTTCATAAATCTAGTCTTGATAAACTCCCTGAAAGTTTCAATCACGTTCCAATAATTGTTAAACCAAAAGACTGTATGCCTACTGATTATATTAGAAACAATATAAAAAATAATGTGCAGTCAATTAATAAATGGCTAACTAAGTCAAGACCACATGGAGAGATACTTAATATAGTTTCAGGTGGTAGTTCCTTTTTAAATTATAGAGACTATCTTAAATCAACTAAAGATAAAATCATGTGTGTTAAACATTCACTACCTATGCTTTTGAAAGAAGGTATAGTTCCTTGGGCATGTAACATACTTGACCCTAGACCTATTGAGGGTACAAGTACACATGGTATTGTTCGTAAAGAATTATTTAAAGAGATACCTAAAGAGACTATATTCTTTGTGTCATCTATGACTGATACCTCAGTTGTAGATTTCTTAAAAGATAAGAGTGCTAAGATAATAGGTTGGAATGCTTACTCAGATGCTATTGTTGAACAGAATAAAGATGGTAAAAAAGTTACTATACCAAAAGAATTAGGTATACCTGATGACACAGTTCTACTTACAGGTGGTACGTGTGCAGCTATGAGAGCCATTAGTGTTGGACATACATTAGGATTTAGAAACTTTAAACTATATGGTTTTGATTGTTCAATGGATGAACCTAAAGATAAAGATGCAGTTGATAGTACAACAGGTAAAGGTAAATACTTACATGTTACTACAAATGATAAGAAGTTCTGGACTACAGGTGAGCTACTAGCTATGGCACAAGACTGTGAGAAATTATTTCAAAGACAAGATGTTGATATGCATATGGAACTATATGGAGAAGGTACTCTTGTTTCTGAGTTATGGAAGACAGGTGGTAGAAAGGAACATCCTAAGTATGAAAATACTCTCTTCAATAACGATTAAAGATTTTATAGAATATAAAGATTGTAAAACAATTTACAAATCAGTAATAGATTTAAAAGAATCTTGGTCAAGTTATAAAAATAGATTGTCACTTGGTTCAGGTAGAGAAGATATAGATACTGATGATACCTATAAAGATAAATGTTTAACAAACAATCCTATTATGTTTGAAAAGTTTCCTTCATTATTATTTAAAATAAAGCAAATGATAAATAATCTATATGTAGAAGACTTAAAATTTGAAGACACTTACTCATCACCTGCCTTTGAAATTATAGAAGATGACGGAACTTATTATGGTTCTTCTTATAACGCAGATAGTTATTTTGTATTGCCTATATACACTGGCGAATCAAATTCAGGTTTATTCTATTATAATAGACTTGGAACTAAAAAATATTATATGCCTATGTATGAAGGTTACTTTTATTTTTATACTAAACCTTTACACAAATATTATGAAAAACTTATTGAAAACAATAACTTAGTTTGTCTTGAAGGTAAATGTAAGATGAACAAAAATAATAATTTAACTCTTTTTTTCTAAATAGATTTGAGTTATAATACATATAAATAGGAGAAATATTATGTTATTACCAATGATTGCACCTATATTAGGTAAAGTAATTGATAGAATAATTCCTGATAAAGCTGCCCAAGCAAAGGCTCAATCAGAATTAAACAAAGCATTAGTTACGCACTCAGCAGATATAGAAAAAGCTGCTGCATCTGTAGTGGTTGCTGAAGCTAAAGGTGAAGGTTGGTTACAACGTAATTGGAGACCTTTAACAATGCTATCTTTCTTAATGCTTTTGTTTATGTATTGGTTTGGTGTACACCCAGAGAATTTATCTGACCAAGTTATCATGAAGTTATTTGATTTATTACAGATTGGTATTGGTGGCTATATCATAAGTAGAGGTGCTGAGAAAGGAATTAAAACATGGAAGGAGAAATAATATGACTACATGGACAAAACCTATTATCGCAGAAATTTCTGTGGGTTTAGAAATTAATTCATATGCTTGTGCTGAAAAGTAATAGTTTTAAATTAAAAACCCCTAGCTAACTTAATAACTAGGGGTATTTTTTTGTCCAATTTTCACAGTTGGCTACTTGTATAACATACCTGTTAAATTATAATGTGCTTCTATATCAAATGCTATCTCAGCAATGTGCATAAATATTTCCACAATAAATAAAAATATAATTATTCTACAATAAGTTTTTACTTTCATTCTTTTTTTTATAGTTTGAGATTGCAGCTTTGATTGCGTCTTCAGCTAAAATCGAACAGTGTATTTTCACTGGAGGTAAAGCTAAATGATTAGCTATCTCTGTGTTCTTTATCTTATTCGCTTCATCAATCTTCTTACCCTTAACCCATTCAGTAATCAATGAACTAGATGCAATAGCTGAACCACAACCAAAAGTCTTAAATTTAGCATCTTTTATAACACCTTCATCACCTACTTTAATTTGTAGTTTCATTACGTCACCACAGGCAGGTGCTCCTACAAGTCCAGTACCTACATCTTTATCTTCTTTATCCATTGACCCTACATTTCTAGGGTTTTCATAATGTTCTAATAATTCTTTACTATATGTCATACTCCAAAACTTTCTCCACATCCACAACTACTTGTTGCATTAGGATTTTTTAGTTCTAAGAAGCTACCAAATATTTCTTTTTTATATTCAATAGTCATTCCCATTAAATAAAATAAACTAGATTTATCTATTAATAATGTAAATCCATCTAACTCTATAAAGTCATCACTGTCTTGTATGTAGTTATCAAATGACCAATCATATTTAAAACCTGCACAACCACCACCCTTAACTTCTAAACGAACATATTTTTTGTCGTGGTCTTTAGCAAGATTCTTTAAATGTTCCTTTGCTTTATCTGTTAAATTTACTAATGTCATTCTTTATCATATAACCTATGATAAGTTTTCTTTAAGAATCTTTTACATAATGATTTAAAAAAACCTTTAATATAATACTTACCTATTCTAATAGGAATAAGAAGTGGTGTAGTTAGAACATCAAACATTATAATAAGTACATCAACACTAAAGTCAATGACATTATCTGCATATGAAAATTTATTTTTAAGTTTTGTCCACCACATCATATCATCTTAATCCAAGTGTAAACTAAACCTAGTGCAGCACCTACAATAAACAACATCTTAATAGCACCTGAACCTCTAGCAATATCTGCTCTGAGTCCTGATATAATCTCTGTCTGTTTATTAATTAATTCAAAAGCAACTTCTAGTTTATTGGCAACCTCTTTGTGTTGCTCTTCATTACGTGCTTCAAGTGCAGCTAGTCGTGCTTCTAATGAATCATTATTACTCATTATCTTACTCCAAAATATTCATCTAAATTTAAATCATTTCTAAATTCAAATATGTCATTATAATTTTTATCTTCACCTGTTAATATTTTTACAAACTCAGCCTTTGCTTCACGATTTTGATTAAGTATAGGTGTACTATCAGCTATTGCTCTGGCAAGTCTTTTTGATTTACCAGTTCCCATAGCTTCTCCTGCACCTATTAATATCTTATCTACACTACTTCCAAAAGGTCCTAATAATAATGACACTAATGGACTACTACCATATTTATAACCATCAAGTGCAAGTTTAATTGAAGTGGTAGGACCAAATATATTAGTTCTTGCTATAGATTCAAGTAAACTATCTTGACCATATTTCTTTTTCTTTTTAGTTAAATCATCAAAAGTTCTAACAGGGTCATCTGAGTCCATACTTTTAAACATCTCTTTAATTAAATCTGTAAATTGAGACACACCTATAATTAAAGTCATAGCTAAAGCCATTCTAAATAATGTTGCTGTTCTTTCAGTAGGTCTTACATTTTTACCCATAACACCTCTTATAAATTTCATACCTATTGTATTACCAAATACAAACATAAAACTTTTTAATTGTGCAGCAAATGCCCAAACAGGACTTGACATCCATAGGGGTCTATTTACAGGATTAGGAGCCATTATAATCTCATCTACATATCGTGTAGCTGCTTGTTTTATCATGGGACTTTGTCTTATAATATTTTCTATTGGTTTATTTTCTAAATTTTTTACTGTACTGATTATATCAGAAATACCAACTTCTCTATATTTTCTTTTTATATCAAATGCTTCAAGTGTTTCAGGGTTTATATTTCTTATTTTTTTAATATCATTTTTCAATTCACTTTTAAACGAATCAAAAGCCATCTGTCTTGATAGCTGAGTTACCTGAGTTAACATTGTTGTTTTAAAAAACTGTTGAGATAATCTTTGTGGTATCTCAATTGCTGAAGATGCATTCATTCTTTCAGTTAATGCACCATCAAGACCATACATCATTTCATCAAAAGCTTTTTCAGAATCAGCCTTTTTAAGTCTTGGTAAAAATACTCTTGCAGTTCTTCTAAAAACATTAACTGGTAATTGTATTGCAGATTTTAATGCACTACCAGGCTTTGCTCTTGACAATAAAATTAAAGGTTCAGCTAGTGCAGTAAGTGCAGCTAAAGGTAGTGTTATAACATAACCTGCACTTAATGCAAATTGATAAGGAGTTCTTAATGAACTTGGAACTGATGTCCCATACTTACCAAGAATTGCCTGTAAAGTATTACCTATTCTATTATATTCAGTATCGCTAATTTTATTTTGATTCAATAATGTTTCTGCTCTTTTGTCAACATTTTTAAAACGTGATTCATACTCTATATCTTTAGCTGCTTTCATTAAATAAGAAGGCAACACCTCAAGAATATTAGTATTAACAACCCCTTTATCTGCTAATGCATCAATCATAGGTTCAGGAAGTTTTCGTGTAAACTCTAAATTAGAATTAGGATTACGTTCAGAAAATTTATTCTTTCTAAATTGTTCACCATAAAAATTAGTAAAATAAAAACCACCTTGTTCTTTTATGTTGGTAATAATATTTTCAAGTTCATTTTTATTAATACCATTTTTTAAACCTTCTTCTCTAAATATAGTTTCTTTTTTTCTGTCACTTAAATCGTACTGAACAGGAAAATAATTTTTTCTTAACTGTATATCTATACCTGCATCTTTTGCGTCTGTTCCAACTTCATTTAATAATTCTTTTAAAGGTCTTACTACTGAAACAAGACTTTCATATTTTTTAGTATTACCCATTTTTGATTTTAAAAAATCTTCACCTTTAGTAATACCATCAAATATTAATTTAGAATCTTTTCCAGATATTTCTTTTATATCAACTCCAACTTTTTGTGCAGCTACATCTGCAAATGGAATTACAGTAGACAAATCTTTTAATCCAGTTTTAAAAACAGGTGCTATTTTATCTAAAGCATTTCTTAATTTAGCATTATAAGTTCCTGCTCTTTGTAAATAAGCAGGATGAAATGTTTCTAAATCTGAAGAAGTTCTTAATAAAAATGTAGCTTCATCTGAGTTAGGATTCTTTTTATATAACTCAAGTGCTCTTCTTTTTATAGGAGTGGTTGCCCTATTAAACAAACCATCAATTGTAGCACTTAAACCTCTAGCAGGAGAAGATAAAAAAGGTACATCTTTCTCACCTAGTTTTCTTAATCCTTTACCTAATAATGTTTCAGGTTCAGGCATAATAAACAATTCACTTTTAAATGGATTTTTTTCTTTTGCTTTTCCTAATGCTTCTTTTTTAGAATCTATTTGTGACTGAAGTTCAGCTTGTCTTTTTTTTAATTCTTTAGGTAAACCTTTAAATGTAGTTTTTTCAAGTCCAATCATTTCCAGTTCTTCTTCTTTTTTCTTTATTTTTTTATCAAGTTCTCTTATTTTTCTTTTTTCAAAAGGATTAAGATTATTAAATTGTTCAGTTGAAGTTGGAGTAATTTCCTCAAAAGTTTTTTGAAGTGAAAATAATTCACCCTCAAGTCTTCCTTCTCTCTTTAATTTTCTAGGACTTATAGTTCTTTTAGTTTTTTTAACCTTATCTAATTTTAATTTTAAATCTTCAATTTCTTTTGTGCTTGATTCAATTATATTTGCATTTTCAGCATCTTCTTGTTTTATCTTATCTTGTATTTGACTATATAAATCTTCATCTTTTTTCTGTTCAATGATTGCATCTTTTTGTAATTTAGCTATAGGTGAAGTTGTTAAACCTGCAGCACTACCAAAGATAGTTCCAATAGCTCCTTCATTAACAGCTTGTTTACCTAACTCTTTTAAATCAGTTTTTAAACCTGCTGCCTGATTAGAACCTACTTCAGATATTGCAGCTTGTGTTGCTTCAGTTACACCACCAGTAGCACCAAGAGATGCAGTATTTTTAACTGCAGCTTTTGTAAATGAATCTTTAGTAATATCTTTAACAATCGTGTCTGCTTTTACTGGGTCAAAGATTGTACTGACAACCTTACGTGCAAATACTGAATCAACTAAACCTGCACCTAAACCATACTTTATTGCACCAATTGCTGCATCTTCCTCACTAGCACCTTTGTCCTTTGCAGACTTAAATATTTCACCAATACTCATAGCGACAATAGGTGATACTGAAAGTAAAGTTCCTAATGCAATACCTATAGGACCTGCACCAAATAAAGGAGCAGACAATGTTCTCATTGCTGCATAACCACCAATACCTATAGGTGCTGAACCAAGTCCTGTAGCTAGTCCATACTTACCAAACTGCAAAGCATCATCTTTGTTTTTGATGTCAAATAAACTAGTTGTTAAAGTGGGTGAGGGAGTTCTATCTAGTTCTTGTTGTACCTCTGCTGAACCTTCTCTACCAAAGTTCTGTAAAAAGTCAGTGAAAGAAGTATCACCAGTTTTACTTTCTATTGCTGTACCTACTGCATCTGCAGCTTCATAGATAGTTTGTTTTGCTTGATTAAATGCTGTGCCTGTTAAGGATGAAAAAGAATTAGCATCATTAGTTTGAGATTCTTTTAGTTTTTCAAATTCTTCATCACTAACTATTGGAATATTGCTCATTGATTATTTCCTAACAATATCACCTTGTGTACCTAATCCTAATTTAGCAATACCACCAAATTTTCTTTTTGTTAATAATCCTGAATTAAATAAATTTGTATAATGTTGTTGTTTTGCTTTTGCAATTAATATATCATTACTTGTTTCAGGTTCTTTATTTTTTAAATCTAAATATATAGTTTGTATAGATACTGCATCAGCATTATCTGGAACATATATTGATTTACCAGAAAAAGCTTTTTTTGATAATATCTCACCTTTTGAATTTTGAACTTTCTGTTCAGGTAATATACTATTTAAATCAACATTACTTAATGCAAATGCACCTACTATTTCAGGTTCCATTGTGGTAGCAGATTTTTGTAATAGTTCTAATTTATCTTGAGAAATATCTGCTAATTTTAATAATCTTTGTTGAGTTAATTTATTAGTTTCTGCTTGTGCTTTTGCAGATTCTCTTTTTATTTCAAGACCTTCTTCTTGTAAACCCATAGTAATAGCTTGTGCTGTTCTATCCAATAGACTATCTTCTGCTTTTAATTCTCTATCTTCAAGTCTTTCTAAATCTGCTCTTTTATCTTTAGCAATTTGTGCAGCATCTTTACCATAAGCCATTAATGATTCTTGAAGCCTATCACCTGCCATATATTTAAGACTGGCATTGAAGATTGCAAAACCTAATCTCTTATCATATTCTTCTTTAGTTTCATCTTTTCTTTTTTGTATTTTATCTCTTAAATTTTTAGACTGTTCAGATACTAATTGTCTAAAGTTATCACTTGCAGATAATTCATTTTTTATTTTTTCTTTTTGTTCTTGACCTAACTCACCACCTGTATTCTCATCTAAAACATTATCCATTGTTTTAGAAGATAAAGCATCTTCAGTTTCTTTATTTATTTGTTTTTGTTCTTCTGATAATTCTTTTTCTTGTTTTGTTATATTTTCTTTTTTTAATTTTTGTTTTTCTTCTAGTAAACTTTTTTGTGTATCATCTAAAAATGGACCAAACTTTTCTGGAGTGCTTGTTTCTAAAATTTCTTTACCTACTTCTAATAATTTTTCAGGTTCATCTTCAGGGTTAACAAAATAATTTCTTCCTTTTATACCTACATTTCCAATTACATCTTTTACATCTCCTAATTTTTCTGTAAACTTTTCACCAAAATCTGCTAATGCAGCTCCAGATTTTTTAACATCTTTAATAAATGGAGTCGTAGATTTACTTATATCAGGCAAATCACTACTTGTTATATTGTTTTGATTTATTACATTTTCCATTCCACTTGAAACTTTATCCATATTTATAAGTTTTTTTAATCTATCAAGAAGACTTTCCTTTTCTTTATCACCTGGAAATGTTGGTTGAACTTGTGGTAGTGTTAATCCTCTACTAGTTCCTAAAGGATTAGTACCTAATGTAAACTGTGGATTTATTGAACCTGCTTGTAATTTAACAACACTTTGTAAACCAGTTGATTCATTACCTGCCATTGCCACCATCATATCTTTTATGTCATCCATTTCTTTAGCTTTATCTTTTTGAGTTCCCTCAATTATAGCCATTAACATTTCAGTGTATTCTTTATTATCATTTTTAGATATTCTTTTACCTTCTTTTTTATTTATAACACCTTTACCAAGAAGAATATCTTTTTGGGTAATTTTACCATCACCACTTAAATCAGGGAAAGTTGACCCTCCTCCTGCAAATAACTTAGGTATTTGACCTGCAATACCTAGACCTGCTAAAGCACCAGCACCACCAATTAATTGTTGACTTAATGATGGTTGTGGTAAAATTGCCTGTTGAGTTTGTGTGGTTGTTGGTGAGATTGGAAAACCTCTAATGATAGATTGATACTGTTGTAGACTTGCTTCAGGATAAGTCTGTTCTTCTCTAAACTGTTGGAATCCTAAGTCTAATGCTTTTTGTTGTTGTTGTCTTTGTTGTTCACCTACACCTGATAATGCACCTAGTTCCTTCATAGCTGAAGCCTGTTGAGCAGTGCCTAGTCCTGCCATCTGCTGACCAGCACCCATTTGTCTTTGTCTTAAATTAGCTAGACCTTGTTGTGCCTGTTGAAAAGCAGCTTGTGAACCTGTTGCCTGTATATCACCAAGTTGTTGTTGTAAATTTCTATCTAATTCAGACTGCATAAATGCTTCACGAGTTCCTCCATAACCACCTGCAGCCACACCTTGAGCAGCAAGTTGTTGTCTTCGTGCTTCAGCTCCACGTTCAGCTTCCCTCTTTTGTATATCAACAACATTTTGCATGTAAGGAGACATACGTGCCTGTATAGCAGGTGCTGTATCTTCTAATGCACTAGCTGCAGTTAAACCTCTAGCTATATCAAATGAAGGTTGAGATGCACCCACAAGACTTACTATACCTGCTTGAGCTGCTTGTTCTTCAGGAGTAAATGCAGCAATACGTGGACCAGGGTATACTGGATAACCAACAGCTTGTCTTGCTTCTTCTTGAGCCTGTGCTCTTTCAAGAATGTCAGTAATGTAAGGACGTATCTCAGGAGGAAACTCTTCCTTTGTTACAGTTTGCGTGGTAGTTCCACCACCTCCACCTCCACCACCTTTACTACCACCACCACCATATTGTCTTAGACCTGTGGTTTTATTGATAGTACCTGAACCACCAACTGATTTTAATAGTTTAGCTTCATATGAATTAATATGTGCTAATTCAGTATCACCATCTTCACCTTGTGACGCAATATCACAAGCAAGTCTATCTAATAACCAGACTTTAAATTTAATTGGTAATACTTTTTCTATTATAAAATTAGAAATGTGTTTCAAAAGTGACATAGCTTTCCTTATACTTTACATGTTGTTTAAATATTTTTCTCCATCCTGGTCTACCCATGACTTCAACTCCAGTACAATCATTTGTTTTTGCATGTTCCATGATTATTTTAATTCCTTCTCCTGCCCATTTATTCATATTCTTACCACCACATAAAACAACTGTCATCATTGTCTTAGCAGGATATATAGATTTTTGTGTGATAATAACTGCTTCAATATCTTTTACAGTTTTAAATACAATAAATAAATCCATCATACCTTGTTGTAAAAGATACTTAGTGGTATTAACTGTATGTCTACCACCTGAATAAGTTACTGCTTTTTTAACTAAAGGTTCAATCTTATCCCAAAATAATTCTATACCTATGGGTTCTACAGGAACGACTTTCATTTTAACTCCTATCCAATTTGGTTAATCTGTCTTTCTCTCCCCATAACTTTTTTTCTTACATCAGTTAAAAATCCATCTAACTTAT